CTTTATTTGGCGAGTGCCATCCAATGATTCTTACTCTACAACGGCCAAGTTTGATTGGATCATTTCTATCTTCAATGATTCCTGTCCACCAAACAAAACCATTTAAACCAGCAAAGTCTTTAGTCATTAAGCTACCGCTCCTCCATAGTTCAGAGCAGCATCTCTAAACTCTGTATTGTCAACTGCAGCATAAGATTTGGAATTGGAGTTTTTACACACTTCTATTATTGTTTCGTGTTTATCATAGCGAATGATATGCCTTGTTCCAACGATAAGATATTTTCCATAAAGTGTTCGATCAAAGTTATCTCCGCCTTCACAATATCCGCCATCATCATGTATCGATCTTGATGGTATTTTTAAAAATAAATTGTATCCCGAACTGACAGCAAAGTTTCCAGGTAAAGTTATTCTAACTCTTTGCTGAAACAGATTTGAAAATATTGTTTTTCTTTGGAATACGTAATTGTGTGTATCATCTAGAGTAGTGATAGACTTTGGATCTTTTGTTTTTATATATGAACTGTATTTTTGTGCTTCGGTAAAATTATAAACTGATTTTCTCGAATCATAAGCTTCGAAGTTATCCACATCATTTCTGTTTTTAAAATAAAGTAAATTTGGAGTTTCATTGGAATTTTTCATTTTTCCTTGAACATCCAAAAATGACATATTTTTAGTTGAGAAATTTTTGGTAATTGGATCATAACCAATAAACTGGCCAGCGGCAACTCCAGAATTAGTATAATCAATTAAATCATACTGGCTTATAACTCTTATATCTCTAGCGCCGGTCAATTCATTTGCTGTTGAATCTTCGATGTTTTTGGGATCAAAATTAACTTGAAATATCTCTGGCCAATCTAATAGTGCAGAAACGGAAACAAAGTTATATCCCGATTTGTTTTGGAAAAACAGAAAATCGGGAACCATATTTTCGTTTACAGCTCGTTTTGCCATCCACTGTATAGCTTCTATTGGTTTCAAATTTGGCACAACGAAATATTTTATTCCATGAGATACCGTGAAAGCTCCTTTTGTCCAAGATTCGTATGGAGCCTTTAATTTTTCAGTCAATATTTTAACAGCAATCTCAAAATAAGTGCCCTGAAATCCAGAATTAATTAGTTGTTGCTGCGAAAAAACATATTCATCGGAAACAAAATGAAGAAGATACATCTCACTCGTTTGGTTTATATTTTTTCTATTTGACTGTTTGTATATTCTAAATGACTTCCTTATTCTAAGGTCGTCAGAATCTTTTCCTATGTCCATCACAATGAATTCACTGCCATCCAGTAAAAGTTTACTTGATAGGCCAATAGCATCGGTAATTAAAACATTACCAGACATGCAAGGCTGCAAAATAGAATCAAAGATGTTTAGTTCGTCAAAAAGGTTTTGTATGTCTAACTTACCGCCTTTTGTGACGATAGCCAACTCATTAATTTGAAACTGTGTTGTTTGAGATAACGATAAAGACATATTAATTTCCTGAACTTAGCCTTTTTATTTCTCGATCTAAAGGAGCCACAAACTCTGGTCTTAGAAGTTTAATTGTTCTTTTCTTTTCGTTTTCTTCTATTTCATAGTCATAATAAGACTTAGTTTCCTTTGTTAAGCCAATGGTAAGTAATTTACCATCACTTAAAGTTTTTGTGATTGTATAAGTTGAAGTATTCGCATACGTAGATGAATCGGTTTCATATTTTACAATAACAGAATCTTCGCCTGCTATTGTCTTAGTCTCTACAATTAAATACTGCTTCGTGTTTATTTTAGCCCACTGTGTTCCAGTTTGTGTTCCTGTAGCATTAGCGGAATATTTTTCATCTATAAACTTGATTATAGTTCTTTGATCGAGCGGCCAATCCCATAACGGATCAACAATATCATTTATCATTAGGACTGCCCAATGTTTTTCTGGTGAGTCGTAAATTTTTGCAGCAATGATCTCAGGCGTATCACCATCTTGAATATCATACTCATAATAAAAAACTGAATTGTTTTTGAATCCTTCTTCAAATTTAAATCTAGTTAAGATGTTAGTAACAACATCTAGGCTAGAAGGATCTAAATGAGAAAAGTAATAAGTTTTTGGAAAATATTTAAAGTACCTAGCCAAGATTAACCTCTTTGTGTGCCAAAAGTTCTTGTGAAGGAATCTTTTGTGAGAATTTCTGTTTCTTCAAAATCAAGAGATAATGTTATACCAACAGGCATACCAGTTTTACCTAAACTGGGCTTAGCCTCAAGTGTTTCATATGCAGACCAACCATTTGGTGCATAGTTAATATCAATGCCTTTTAAAACGCAGGTTGATATTTTTGGTATGTTTGGATTTTCAAATCCATTGTAATAAAACTTTATATCGAACTCTGATGGAGGAACTAAGAAAAATCCACCAGTGTTTGATTTTATTTCTGGAGCCTGATGAAATCTAAATCTCTCTAAGATATTTTGTACCTCTAAAGCCTCTTTTTCATCTCTTGGATAAAACACAAAATCAAATCTGAACTGTCTGAATTGTGGAGATGAATAAATCATTTCCAACATAGGGTTCATTGCAAGACCAGTGCCTGCAGCAAACAACACATTTCCTAAATCGCCTTGAGTTTTAGCTAAAGCGGCAAAAGCAAAGGGTGACAAATTCTTAGTCATTTCTTTACTGATTTCTTCACCACTTTTTCCAGAGGCTGACATATTTTTGTATGTCTCGGCCGCTGCTGTTCCTGCTGCGAGGCCTCCGGTCAAACCACCAGCTATTGAAGGTGTCGAATACTGTTGATTATATTGGAACACCAATGTATCAGGCATGTAAAGAGCAATGGTGTCGGTCGTTCTGCGAATCGTTCTGGTAAAAGCACTATTTGTTATACCAGAAATTGCAGATTGTATAGATTCACTGGCGCCTTCTGAAGCTCCTCCTAAAATACTTGAAAGAGTTTGGCCGCCAGAACTTTGGCCAAAAATATTTTTTACAGTCGAAGCTCCTTCAGAAGCTATACTACCTAAAGATTTAACAGTTTCATTTTCTGATATTCTTTTCACAACGTCAGACGAAACCTCTGACACCGTTTTTATGTTGCCGCCTAAGTTTGTTGATCCTCTGATGGCACTTTGAGCGTTTCTGTTTTGTATTACTGTGGGAGTGTCTGAAACTGTTTTGCCTTTAAATTGTGTCTCTCTCTGCTCATTGATGTGGATGACCATGTAATGGCCTTTGTCAAAATTTCCTAAGTCGAGAGGGTAACGAAAAGTGTTATAATTATATTGGGAGCTGACCAAGTTATCGGCTGAACCACCAGTTCTTACTTTTTCATTAAATTTAATATCTGTGAGTGAGAAAAGAGCCATTTTTTGCCTTTTATGTTGACTAGATACTATTTATGTCTTATTCTGGAACATTTTCGCCTAAGAACCCATCAAAATACAATGGCGACCCAGCTAATATAATTTACCGATCAAACTGGGAATTAAGAGTTATGAAATACTTCGACAACAATCCAAACGTGATTTGGTGGGCTTCGGAGGAGCTTTCCATACCATATAAGTCGCCAGTAGACAACAGAGTACACAGGTATTTTCCAGACTTCGTGGCAAAAATAAAAACAAGAGATGGAAAAGAAAAAACTTATATGTTGGAAGTTAAACCTGAGGCTCAAACCAAGATGCCAAAACAAAGAAAAAGAACGAAAAGAATGATTCAAGAAGTAGCAACATATGCTATAAATCAAGAGAAATGGCGAGCGGCTGATCTATTCTGCAAAGAACATGGATGGGAGTTCATGTTACTTACGGAAAAAGAATTAGGTTTGACATAAATATCGTAATGGCGTATCTTTTAGACAGAATAAATCAATCACTCAGAAAAGAAGGTTTGGTTCCTAGAACCAAAAAAGCCCGCTCGTGGCTTCAGGCTAAGATTAAAAACTTGAAGCCCACAAGACAGGCATTAATGTTGGATCGATCTCGTCTTAAGGGAAAAACCATAATTGGGAGAATGTACTTTTATTTTTATGATCCCAAGACAAAAGATTCGTTGCCATATTACGACAGGTTCCCTTTGGTTTTACCAATAGAACAATACGCCGATGGTTTTTTAGGGTTGAATTTACATTACATTCACCCAAAGCAACGAATTATTTTGTTAGACAAACTTAGTGAATTCGCAAACAATAAAAAATATGATGCTTCAACTAGACTAAGGCTTTCATATGATGCTCTCAGAGCAGCTTCTAGAATTTTTGAAGCACAGGCCTGTTTAAAGAGATATCTCTATTCACATGTTCAATCAAGATTTTTGGAGATTGATGCTGACGAATGGGACATTGCGGCACTACTGCCAATGGAATCTTTTGTTGGAGCAACAACAAGTAAAGTATACGCCGATTCAAGGAACAAATTCTAATGTCTTTTTCACCACAATTATTTTTATCAAACATTAAAGCCAAAGACGGGTTGGCAAAGAATAATCGATTTGAGGTCATTCTTCCTATACCTGCATACATTAACAGTTTCATTGAATCTTCCTTGTTAGAAAAGCTTTTAAATGCTCCAAACTCTTTGTTTAGTGACATATCAAGCTTCATTGGAAAGGCTTTTGGTAGTACAGGAAATAATCCTCAAGACGAACAATCAAAAACAACTAACGCTTCGGTTAGTCGATACTTAGCCTTACAATGTGAGAGTGCTGAACTTCCTGGAAAAACTCTACAAACGGCAGATGTAAAAATCTATGGACCGACATTTAAAGTTCCATATCAGACTCAGTATGCCGAGACAACTTTAAACTTCCTTTGCACAAACGAATTTTACGAAAGAAAATTATTTGAAAGATGGATGGAGGCTATAATGCCTACTGACACAAATAATTTAAGATTTCCACGTGGTCAAGGAACAAGATACTTAACAAATATAAAAATAATTCAGTATGATGAATTTATAAAACAGATTTATGCTGTCGAATTGATTGATGCTTTTCCAATTGGAATTGCAGCGCAACCATTAAGTTGGTCAGAAGAAGGATTTCATAGATTATCAATTCAATTTTCTTATCAAAGATACCGTGTAATTTATGCTGGTCGTTATGATTTGGCCTCAGCTGCTACGGCTCTATTTGGTACAGCAGGTTCAAGACTATTTGATAGTACAGTTGGAGGAGCAACCAATTCTGTATTGAGAGCAATATTTTAAACTAAAGTGAGGATACTATGGCATTACCAAAAATTGATTTACCAATATATGAAGCAAACCTTATCTCATTAAACAAAAAAGTAAGATTTAGGCCTTTTCTAGTAAAAGAACAAAAGATTTTTTTAATGGCGGCACAGTCAGAAGAATTACAGGATACAGTCAAGTCAATAAAACAGGTTTTAAAAAATTGCGTTTTAGATGATATTGATATAGATTCTTTGCCTCTATTTGATCTAGAGCACCTTTTTTTACAACTGAGAGCTAGGTCTGTTGGTGAAGTTAGCAGTCTAAGATATACTTGTAACAATA